GCTCCTTGTAGGCCCAGGCCCGTGCGGTGCGCACGGTGGTCATCTTGGCGATCAGCGCATCCAGATCGGCGGCGGCCTCGGGGCGCAGGCGCGCGCGGTCTTTCAGCAGCGCCCACCGCATGCCCTTGAGGGACTTGTTGCTGCGCTCTGCTCGATGCGGCGCATCTTGTCCAGTGCTGCGTTGGCATGCCAGACGACGTGGAACTTGTCGAAGGTGATGCGCGCATTGGGCAACTCCTCGGTGCAGCCCTTGATGAAGGCCGGGGACATGTCGATGCTGACGGACTCGATCTGCTCGGGCGGGCAGCCGTGCTCGGCAAGCGCATCGGCGATGGCGGCCACCGCGCTGGCGTTGCGCCCCTCGGTCACGGCCAAAACGCGGCTGCACCTTGATCTGGGCCTTGGTCCGCAGCAGGTACAGCGCCAGGATGCGTCGCTCGTCCCGGCGCTCGAACAGCATCCCCGCCCGGTAAAAGACGGTGGGCTTGTTCTTGACCTGGTCGAGCCACTGGCTCTTGGGGATCACCCGGGTCTGTGCCATCTCGCGCAACCGCCCGGCCCGGATAGGTCGCGCATCGGGATGAGAGCCCCCGGTCTCCTGGGCCGCCATGAATCGATCCCGCGACCAGACTTCGGCCATCAGCGTGCGGGGCTTGGCGGGCGTCACGCCAATGCCTCGGCTGATCCATGGGCGGCGCAGATTGAAGCGCTCGGGCAGACCATCGCGTACCGCATCACGGGCATCGAACGCCGTGCGGGTCAGCGCCTTGGCGGCGGCGTTCGGGATGTGCCGCTGGGCCAGATCCGAGAGGTGCTCGGTCGCCTTAGCCACATCGGCGGTGACATCAAGTTTCAGCATCGTCGGCTTTTTTGCGGCGTGGGGTGGCTGGGGTGTCGGGTAGGGCAACCGGGTCAGCGGCGATGCCCGCCTGCTGCGCCAGGATCTGTTCGGCGGTGGCTGCGTCGACCTCGACCGCCAGGCCGGGGACGAACGAGCGCGTGCCACCGTCGCCGGTGAGAACCACCGGACGGGTGATGAGAAGTTTCATGGGGGAGTCTCCAGCGCTGGGCAGACAGGCGAACGCCAGGCCCAGAAACGACAACGCCCACCGGAACGAATCGGGTGGGCGCAGTTATTAGCAGTACGTGAATACTCTAGCTTGTGTGTTCAAACATTCAACTAGGTTTTGTCGTCGGAGGCAGAATTTTTTTCTGTGAACTGGGCTTCGATGTCCATGGCGCCGTGCAGCACGCGGATGATCCGCAGCAAGCGACCGTCTTCCGTGAAAAAGATCACGTAGTTGCCGTAAGCGCAAGAGCGGATGCCTTCGCCAAGTTCCGGCCTGGGCCGGTAGGCTTGGGGCGCCACCAGGATCTTGCGGCACTGCGCGCGCAGTTCCTGCAGGAATGTGATTGCTCGGCGCGGGTTGTCCTGAGCTATGTAGTCACCGATGCTTTCCAGATCGCGCTCGGCCTGCGGCTGGAACTCCAACCGCATCAGACCGCTTTCTCAGCCATCGCGCGATACTTCGCCTCCAGGCGATCAAAGACCTCCTCTTCCGGAATCCCAGGGCCGCTGGCCAAGCCCACCGCAATCGCCTCACGCAAGGCCTGCAGCTTCGTGGCCTGTTCGGCTTCGCGCTCTTCAAGCAGACGCAGTCCGGCGCGGATCACCTCGCTGACGTTGTTGAAGCGGCCCGAGTCGACCTGCTGGCGGATGAAGGTCTCGAAATGGGGGCTGAGAGCAACACTGGTTGGCATCGCTGTTCCTCCTGCTAGTTAATAACAGTTATTAAACCCAGCCCCGCGTCTCTTGTCAAGCAACGGCCTCGGTCTGTTGAGGGCGTCTGCTGCGCGCACTGCCGCTACGGTCGTAGCCATAGTACCGAGCCAACACCCCCAGCCCTGCGACCAGGATGCCTTTGGCCTCGTGCAGGGAGATGGCCTTGCCTGCCCAGCCCTGGCGAAGTGCCCATTCCCGGACCGACTGCCCCAATCCCGCCACGTGCCACGGCGCCGATCCCGCTGGAGAGCCACTCCCGCCCACTGCCTCCAGCGCATCCCGAACCGCTCGGGCAGCACTAGCGTTCTTCTCGACCATCATCTGGCCGGGCGCAGTCCCTCCTGGCAGTCCATCGAGCCGGCTACTGGCCACGCCACTGCCGAACGCCCGCGCAAAGTCCTGCGAGAACTGCTGCCCCGCGTCGAGCATGGCGCCGGTGATGCTGCCATTTCGGAGCATCAGCGCCAGCGTGTCCACGGTGCGGTAGTGGTCGACGGGCTTGCGGTCATCGTCCTCTTCCCGCACATAGCGGATCACACTGCCATCCGGGCGGATGTGTTCTTCACCCAGACGGGGTTTGCGTTCTGCCCGGGCCTTGGCGCGTTGCGTCTTCTTGGTCATGGCCGACCCTCCCCGAGTTGCCCGAGGGTGGCGAGCGCCCCATCGCGGTCACGCTGCACGGTGATCGACTTGGCTGTGGTCGCCACCACCGTCCAGGTCTCGCCATCACCCCGGTTGATCACCTCACCCTCGGCCCAAGGTGTGCTCTTGCGGGAAGCGGCCGTGCGCGCACCGTAGAGCTTGGTGGCAATGCCGGAGAGAAACGCCCGATCCCAGTCGTCGTAGATGTCCTCCAGTGGCACGACCACGATGCCTTGCTTGTGCCAAGCCGCTGCACGCATCGCGCGCAGCTCATCAGTGCTGGCGGGTGAGGCCGGCGCCAGACGCCCGAGGGCGCAGGGGATGGAAGCGGTGTGAGTTCTCATGCCACACCCCCTTGAGCCATTGCCCAGTTGAGCAGCGCAAGCGCATCGGCGTGGTTGTCGTCGACCGGTGTGATGCCGCGCGCCTTGGCGGCCGCAATCATCTCGGCCTTGCCGGCCTTGCCCTTGCCGGTGGCGTGCTTCTTGATCGTGCCCAGATCCAGGGCCAAAATCATTGCCGTCATCGTCAAATCTCCTTTTTGACCGAACCTGACCGGCCCCCGGATAACTCTCTATAGGCGTGTACGCGCACGCGTGTAGGGGTAAATCCATGGCTCGGACAGATTCGGTCAAATCCGTGCAAAATCAATAAGTTGCAAATCTCTGTTTTCAGTCATCGCGGTAGGGCAAACGCGTGCCGTAATCCTTGGGTTTGAGCGACAAACCCAAGATCGCCTTCGCGCCGGATGAGCTACGCCCCCGCTGGAATCCCCGGCGCAGCAGTTGCTGCACGAGCCAGCGGCTGGTGCCGATGTATTCGCTGCGCTTCTCGGCGCGCTGACGCCAGCGCTCGAACACGTCTGCCACCGCCTCACGAGCCTGCGGGTACTGCTGGCACTCCTCGTCGAGGAACTCACCGATGGTGTCTTCCTCGTCGAAGTACTCATCGGTGGCATCGGCCACGCACTTGGGCTGACGCAGACCATGGGCTTGCCAGGCCAGGCAACCTTCCAGCGCCCAAGCCAGGATGCCGTCGCCCTCCTTAAGCAGCCGTGCCGGCAATGTGCGGTCACGCTTTTCTTCGGGGATAGTCAAGGTGAAAGGCACCCGGTGCAGGCGCCGTTTCATCGCCTCGTCGATGTTGCGGATGGCCGGCTTGTGGTTGCCCGCGATCACCAACCTGAACTGCGGCACCTAGGTGAAGAAGTCCTGGCGCATGAAGCGCGCGGACACCCGGTCGCCACCGGTGATCTCCTTGATCTTCGACTCGTTCCAGCGCCGGCCCTGCTCGGTCTCTGTCGCACCCACGAAGCGAGAACCGCGCAGCCCCGCCAGATCGGTCGGATGCCGATCCCCGCGCGTTTCCATGAAGGTGTAATTAGTGCGGCGTGCCCGGGTTTTCTTCAAAGGCGTGCTCATGACCGACCTCCTGCCTGAAGATTGACCTTGTGATAGAGCAACCATTGCACTATACTTCGAGCAATGCCGATCCTGCAACGATTCGATAACACCCCTGTTCGACGAATGGCGGAGGAACAACCCATGAGTGACTACTTTTTCCCAAAACTGACGGCTGTCGAGGCACTGGCGCCGTACCGCCTGCGCACCACCTGGAGCACCGGTGAAGTGTTGGATGTCGATGTCGGCGACATCCTGCGCAAGATTCCGGTACTCGCGCCTATCCTCGATGCCGAGGTTTTTGCGCGTGCGCACATCGCCGAGTGGGGTGGCAGCATTGAGTGGTTCGACACCGAGTTCGGTGAAGACAACGTCTACGCCTGGGCCAAGGAACAGGCTGGCGAAGTCAGCCACGAGATGTTCGGCGACTGGATGCACCGCAACGATTTGTCGCTGACCACGGCTGCCGAAGCGCTGGGCATCAGCCGACGCATGGTGAGCTACTACCGCACCGCGCACAAAGCCATCCCGCGTTCCATCTGGCTGGCCTGTCTGGGCTGGGAAGCCACTCGCCCGAAGACGAAGACACTTCCGCGCACTTTGCCGACGGCCCACGAGTACGCCGCCGCCCACGCTTGATTGCTGAATGGGTGTGCTCATCGCTCACCTCCCCAGCAACGCTGCGCGTAACTGCAGAACTTGCACTCGAAGTGGCTGGCCTCGGCGAAGGCGCGCGGCAAGAGCACACCGGCTTCGGTCGCCTGAATCACTCGCACCGGGCGGTCGGACATCTTCTGCGCCAGCGCCGCATCGAAGGGGACCAGCTCGAACCACAGCTCCTGCGTGTCCTTGTTGATGGCGGTGAAGAGCGCCGGGTTACGGCTGATGCCTTCGACCGTGCCTTCCATGTAGGCCTGGTAGGTCGCCATCTGCGCGGCATAGACCGGCTTGGTGACCGCCACGCCAGACTTGGCACAGGCCTTCCAGTGCTTGTCGGCCATGGTCTTGCACTCGAAGAGTATCGGGAGATAAAGCCCCAGCTCTTGCGGTGCTGCCGTAATGATCCCGTCGACGTGGCCCTTGATCCGGCCACCCGCCACCGAGAAGCCGAACTGGCCGCCGTTGGCCTTCTGCTTGTGCAGCTCGAAGCCCGCCATGCGCAGCCAGCGCACGGCCAGGTCTTCCAGCACATGGCCAACCTCGAACACCCGCAGGATGCGACCCGAGAAACCCCGGCCGGGATCGACCGGCGCGCCGGCGTACTCGTACTGCAGCGCCCGTTCGCAAGCCACACCCAGGCGGGAAGCACCAAGGTAGTCACGCGGGGTCTGCCCGGCACGTTCAACATCCAGCGCCACATCGATGAAGCCCGCTACCCGCTCGTGGAAGGCAGGGCGATGATTAAAGTCCAGCATCACTTCGCCCTCCCACGCTTGACTGGCTGCACAGCCGTCGACGCCTCGGTTTCCCACGGCAGGTCGTCCTCCAGATCCGCGAAGGGATTGGCCGGATCGAAGGCGGTCGCCGTAGGTGCCGTTTCCAGCTTGGCAACCGGCT